CACCAGGGCCACACACTTATTGGCGAAGCCAACTTCGAAACAGCCGCATATTGTGCGCGTTACATAATGAAAAAAGTAACTGGCATGCCAGCTGAAGAACACTATGGAAACAAACTTCCAGAATACAACACAATGAGCCGTCGGCCCGGGATCGGTCGCGGCTATTACGACAAATACAAAAATGAAATATATCCAGACGACTTCGTAGTTTCAAGGGGCCACAAAATGACCCCACCAAAATTTTACGATAATCTACTTTACCAGGATAATCCAGAACAATACGAGTGCATTAAAGGGCATCGTATACAAAATGCAAAAAAACACGACGATTACGAAAATTATACTCGACTACCAGTAAAAGAAGAGATAATATACGCAAAAATGAAACTTAAAGATCGTCCCTTGCACATATGAAATTACTTTGTAAAGCATTACTTCAACTGAAAGATATTAAGACTCTTTCAGTAAAAAAAGTTATTATATTAGTTCTGGTAGCCTTTGGCAGCGGTCAATTATCACCAGAACTCATAACGTTATTACTAAACACATAATTGCATCAAATTTCATAAGTCGTTGATATATACATAATTCTATATACTATATATTGTGCGACGATATCTTATAACTCTCTAATGATTAGAGATTTATAAAAAACCAAAAACCACATAAAACAAGAAATAACCACAAAAAACCTAATATGATACAAAATGCATATTCTATCAAAGACGCAAAAGCGAACGTATTCAGCGCTCCTTTTTTCTCAATCAACGATCAAGTCGCACTACGCTCATTCCAGCAAGCTCAAAACGATCCTAACACGACTATTAACCAAAATCCGCAAGACTTTTCTTTATACCGTCTTGCCACATTCGACGACCAGAGCGGCGAATTACATCCTGAAAAACAACCTTACTACCTCTCAACTGCTTCAACAGCACTTGATAAAGAGGAAATACCAACATTCACAGAATACGTAGAAAGCTAGTTTAAGATCAGTACATCGGTATTACCGTTGTACGTTAAAATTAACATACAAAAATTAAAATTAACATACATGGAACCACAACATATAGACGAAATTCTAGAAAGATTACCAGTTCAGGTATCTTTTAAAGGAACAAAAACACGTACGAAAAGCGAATTTGCCGATGAGGCAAATATCAATAACATCGTAAAACGCTGCATGAACGGGGCCGCAATGCCAACTGGAGGTCGCACCCCACTATTCGGAGATTTCACCGAAGTAGAAGATTTCAGCAGCGCACAAGTTCTAATTGCCCAGGCGAATGCCGAGTTTGAGCAATTACCATCAGACGTCAGAGAAAAATTCGGAAACAATGTATCCGATCTCATGGATTTTCTCGATGACGAAAACAACGCAGCCGAAGCTATTGAGCTTGGG